TATAACGATGATCTGGTGATAGCATCTGCAATTAGTTGCTGGGTTAGAGACACTGCTTTAGTTGTAAACAAAAAACAAATTCAACACAAAAAAGCAATGTTGGACGGCATTTCAGTATCTACAACTAGTTTTAATACAAAAATACCAGGGCAAATCGGACACAAGCCACAAGCAACAACCTTTAAAGGCACAGATGGAAGAACTCACGACTTAGGCTGGATAATCAAAGGATAAAACATGAGCGATAATAATTCAAACAATAACGCTAACAACCCTAGAAACTCTCAATCAAGTCTATTCAAGAGACTGACAAGGTTGTTTAGTGGTCCCATAGTTAACTACGACCGTCCTTCTCCTGCTTTGTCTAAAAGCAGAGACATAAAGAAATATACCTTTAAGTCTAACACGGGAAAAGAGTTCAAGAAAAAAGAATACTACAATCCATTTACAGACTATAACAGCAAAGTCCTTCATGCTAGAAATAAACAAGTTAGATACACCGACTTCGAGCAGATGGAGTATATGCCAGAGATTGCTTCTGCACTAGATGTATATGCCGATGAGATTACCACATCCAACGCTTTGTCACCAATTGTTAATATTGAGTGTCACAATCAAGAAATAAAAGAAATTATTAACTTGCTTCTTTACGGTGTTCTAAATGTTGATTCAAATCTTTTTGGTTGGGCGAGAAGCATGTGTAAATATGGGGACTATTATCTTTATATTGATATAGACGATTCGCTAGGTATAACAAACGTAATACCTCTGCCTGTCAGAGAGGTTCAGAGAATTGAGGGGACTGACCCTACAAACCCAAACTACGTCCAATACTTTTGGGAGAACTCTGACGCTGGCAAAGGGGTTACGTTTGAAAATTGGCAGGTTTCTCATTTCCGTGTTCTAGGAAATGATAAGTATGTTCCCTACGGCACCTCGGTATTAGAGCCCTCAAGAAGAATCTGGAGACAATTATCGCTATTAGAAGATGCAATGATGGCCTACAGAATTGTCAGATCTCCTGAGAGAAGAGTTTTTTACATTGATGTCGGCAATATTGCTGCTGAGGATGTAGAACAATACATCGAGCGAGTCAAGACACAAATGAAACGCAATCAGATCGTTGACGAAGATAGTGGTCGTGTAGATCTACGCTATAATGCCATGAGTATTGATGAGGACTATTACATTCCAATTAGAGGTGGTAATAACAACACACGAATTGAAACAATTGCCGGCGGTCAGTTTACTGGTGACATTGATGACGTTCAGTACCTTAGAGACAAGCTGTTTTCGGCGCTTAAAGTCCCAAAGGCTTATCTAGCTCAGTCTGATGCTATGGAAGATAAGACAACTTTGGCGCAAAAAGATATTAGATTTGCTCGAACCATACAGAGGCTCCAGCGAGTTATCATAGCAGAGTTAGAAAAGCTATGCATAGTTCACTTGTTCTCTCTTGGGTTTAGAGACAAGGACCTTTTAGCATTTAAGTTAACTCTTAATAATCCCTCTAAGCTAGCCGAACTACAAGAGTTGGAACACCTTAGAACTAAGTTTGATATTGCTGGCAGTGCAACTGATGGATATTTCTCAAAGAGGTGGGTATACAAAAATATCTTCAAACTCTCTGAGGAAGAGGTCCAAAGAATACAAATAGAACAATTTTCCGACGCTAAACTGTCAGCCCTCATTGAAGGCGCTTCCGAAGCGGCGGCTGGTGACCTCGGTGGTGATGAGGGCGGACTAGACGACCTACTTGGCGACGAGGGCGGCGAAGGAGAAGAGGATCTTTTGGGAGATGAGGGTGAAGAGGCCGAAGAAGAAGGACCCCTTTTGGCTGAGCCGGATGAGACTGAGCCCGGACAGCGTAATGATAACGGATATATGAGAGTTAAAGCCCCAAAGTGGAGACAAGGGGCTAGAAAGCGTAGTTATATGTCATCTACTGGAAGTAATGTTGCCTCATCCTCTAAACGAAACCTATTTAAAGGGTGGTCTGGTGAACTTGGACCGCTATCGAGGGGCGTTGTGGGAGAGAGTATGAATAACGAGGAAAAAATACTTAAAGATTCTCAACACCAAGTTAAAAAATTGATAGAGCAGTTGGAGCGCAAAAATGAAGAAAAAACATAATAAAAAGAGAAATACTGCTTTTTTATTTGAAGTATTAGTAAGGGAAATGACAAAAACTTTTGTCTCTGGAGACTCTAACAGGTCGAAGAAAATTAAAACAATTTTCAAAGACTCGTTTGGGGCAGGTAAAACCCTGTCTGAAGAGTTGGACTGTTACAACGCCCTGCGTGAAAAATCAGGTCTTGACAGGTATACTGCGGAAAAGTTAATTTTTGAGACAAAATCTAAGCATGGAAGCCTGGATAAAGATGAGATTTTTGTGGAGCAGTCAAAGCTAATAAAAAGAATCAATATAGACTTAGGTGCAGACGTATATAAAAACTTTGTTCCAAACTATAAAAACTATGCAACAATCTCTCAGATTTTTGGCGATAAAACTCCTGTCAAGAATAGGGTTCTTCTTGAGTCAGAAATTCTGTCAACTCTAACTAGCACAGAGGAAGACAACAAAGAGATGAAACCAGTTGATTCCCTTGTAGTCAAGAAGTTTATTGAAAATTTTAACACCAAATACTTTTCTTTGCTTGAATCACAGAAGAAACTCTTAGAAAAGTATATTGTTTCTTTTTCTAACAATGGTGTTGATTTTAAAGTTTATCTAGCTGAAGAATTGTCTAGAATACTTGAAGAGGTCAAGAAGTCTCTTGTCGTCGAGGAAGTCAAAAACGACAAAGTTATGGTAGAAAACACTAAAAGAACAATTTCTTTAATAGAAGACTTTGACGTTTCCAACGTTGGACCAAAAGAATTATCAAAAATTTTAAAACTTCAAAGCTTGTCCGAAGAGTATAAAAACAATGACGATTAAGATAAAAATAGGTGATAATACAAAAACAGAAAGCAAGCCAACACAGGCTACAATATCGTTAAAGGTTAGTAAAACACTTGACGGGAATCTGTTGATAAACGATCACAAGCATGTTGACATAGTTGTTGTGCCAAAAGATAATAAAATAATTACGATGCCAAAACCATATGCTGAGATTGACACCTTCCAAACACAAAAAGAGTTTTTCTACTCCTTGTTTAAGGGTGGAGTAACAGAGGGGTTTGAGGTCGAAGGCGGCGTTACTTTTGGCACCATGGAAGCAAAATACCCCGCAGAGGCAGATGTTGATCCGCTACAGGCTGTTTTGTTGCAGATAGAAAGATATATAAAAGAAACCAGCGACGACGAAATAGTATTTGATAATTACGATGCTAACATCGAAGACAACTTTACAGACCCGGACGCACAGAAATCAACCGAGGCTGGGGAAGTTCCGCCGTATGAGGACACCCCAGAAGGCAGCCAAACCCCCACTTACTCCTATTATGGCTATGGGTATCGCTACTAAGAAAGATAAAAATGAGTCTGCTATTTTTTATTTTGTGCGCTTATGGACTGACACAAATATTAACATATTCTAAATTATTTGAACCACTAAGACCGGACTATTATTTTTTTCACTGCCCCATGTGTATTGGGTTTTGGTCTGGAGTAGCCATCTTTCTCCTAAACCCTTTTACAGAACTATTTACATTTGATGTTACTGTGGTAAACGCTCTATTGTTAGGGTGGTTGTCTTCTGGAACGTCTTATGCATTGTGTATGCTAATATCAGATGGGGGTTTTCAACATGAATACCGAATTAAAGGGAATGTGGACGCAAAAGTGGAGACTAAGACCAGTCGCCAGGTGTTGCAGGGGTAGCAGTATCGTGCGGGTAGTGCCCGCACTCCAAAGGAGATAAAAAATGATTAAGAAATACGTACTACAAGAGTTTATGAACCTAGATTACAGCGACGATCTTCTCACGGAAGAAGAACGTGAAGGTAATCGTCAAGGAAAACATCTTATCGTAGCAGGAAAAATCCAAGCTGCCGGCAAAAAGAACGGCAACGGACGCATTTACCCACGACCAATCCTTGAAAGAGAGATGAAGAACTACGAAAAGCTTGTTCGTGAAGGTCGTGCTATCGGCGAACTCGACCACCCAGACAGTTCAGTGGTTGAACTCAAGAACGCCAGTCACCTTGTAACCGAAGTTTGGTGGAAAGGTGATGATGTTATGGGTAAAATGAAAATTTTAGATACCCCTGCCGGTAGAATAGCTAAACAGCTAGTCGAAGGAGGCGTTCAGCTTGGTATATCAAGTCGAGGGCTTGGATCGACTCGTCAAGAAGGCGGAATTACAATGGTAGAAGATGACTTTCAGCTTCTGTGTTTTGATTTGGTTTCTGAGCCAAGCACAACTGGTGCGTTTCTGGTAGCAGAGGGACAAGAAGTTAAGACTCACCTGACAAAAGCAGACCGCATTAATCGTGCTCTAAACGATATCTTAGGGGACTAACTAAATGGGTGTTGGTTTTGCCTCCAGCGGCAGTGGCGGACAGGGATTTGCTATTCGGCTCGAAGCCGACGGAGATACAAAGCTAGGAAATAGCGATGGTGACTTGCATCAGGTCACAGGAACTCTAGATGTAAGAGGAAAAGTTGGAATTTCGGAGGGATCTGTAACTCCTACAGCACTTTTGCATGTCTCCCAGTCGGCAGATTCTGGTGGAGATACTAGCTTATTTAGAGTTGATGCCTACACGCAAACCAATCCTGCTATTGACATAAAAGACAACGGAACAGAGGCTTATGTCGGGATTAATACAGCAGCAGCAACTAACGCTCTAACTGTAGACGCTCATAGTGCAGGAGCGTTAGCTGTTCGTGCGACCAACGGACATTTAGGGACAACCCAAGATAACTACGGACTAAAAATAGGAACTGCTGCTAAAACACTAGTCCACGATGGTACTGACTTTGTGTTTGATGATAGCCTCAAAGTGAGTGGGGATGTTAGTTTTGATGGCGGGGCTGTTTTTAACGAATCAAGCGCAGATAAAGACTTTCGAGTAGAAAGCAACAACGCCGAAAACATGTTTTTTATTGATGGAGGTTCCAATCGTATTGGTATAGGCACAGCAAGCCCTGTGATGACTCTTGATATTGAAGAGCGAACAGGGGTTGAGGCTTGCATTCGCCTAAAAGGATCTGCTGACGTTGGTATTAGACTCGCTGCTGATAGCGATAATAGCGGTGAGAATGATAACCCATATATAGACTGGTATCAGGACGGGCAAAACTCTAATTCTCGCAACAATCGCCTCGCTTCCATCGCTATGGAAGGCGACGCAGGTACGACCTTTACAGGATCTTTGGGAAATTCTTTTTTCATGGATGCTTATTTCCCAGGTCTCGGGCACTCTTCTCGCCCCTTACAAATTGCTAATGCTTCTGCAAACGGAGGACATGCTGCACGCATTACGCTTGAGGGAACTAATGGTTACGTGGGTATTCATACGACCACTCCAGGCTCCCCTTTAGAAGTTTCTGGAAATGCTAGACTTCATGGAACGACCACATCTCAATTTTATGTTACAGAGGTAAAAGAACAAGATCTTGGATCTGGAACAAGTAGCAATTTATCCGTGGCGTCTGGGACCATGTTGTTAGATGCAGACTCAATTAATGGTATTGATATGGGCGGTATGGAGGTTCACGAGCTAGCTTTTCCTAGAGGGAATGACTCTGGCACAAGGCTTTCTCTAATCGTGAAATCAACTACTAACAGTGTATTTATTCTACCTTCAGGACTCATAAGCGGCAGCTTTGATAGTCTTAATGACAGTGCTGGAGTTACTGCAACAGAATATGTTTGGATTAGTGAGGGCACTCATCAAGCTTGGCATCAAGTCAAATAAGAAGGGAAACAAATGAAAAAATCGGAACTCAAAAATATTATTAAAGAATGCGTCAAAGAAGTAATCTTTGAAGAGGGGGTGCTCTCTGGTATTATAACAGAGGTAGCTAATGGCTTGACAGCTAAAGCCACTCGTCAAGCAACAAACATTTCAGAGTCCCCTGTCGCTCAAAAGCCACAAGTTTCAAGAGAGGTGCTCTCTTCTGTTGGAAAAGGAGCGTATGACAACATTATAAACAATTTTAAAAACCCAGAACTATATGAAGGCACTAAACCAATACCAAAAGGTGATGGCAGAGGTCCTTTGTCTGGTGTTTCCCCTGGTGATGCAGGGGTAGACCTAAACTCAATACCTGGGATGGGCTCCTGGGCTGCTTTAGCGAAAGGAAGCAATCGATGAAAAATAGACCCAACAGACAGAAGGAGATAAGTGGGGTAGTAACCGTAAATGCAAAAGAGTGTGGCGGCGACCCCGAAAAGATGGTTCGAAGATTTATTAAAAAAGTTAAAAAAGAAGGAATCATTGATGAATTTAGGGACAGAAGGTATTACAAAAAGCCAACAGTCGCTAAAGCAGAGGAAAAAAGAAACAGAAAAAGATTAATTGAAAAAATAAATAAGAAAAGAGAAGAACTATTTACTACAACTAAAACCCGTGCCAAAAGGAGAAAATAATGCCAAACTACGGATTTTCAGCAAGCTATGTTAGATCAGCAGGTCTTGGCAATGCTTCATCTTACCAAGTATCAGGGAAGCCATTTTTGACCGGAAATCTGGATATAGACAACGGTGTCGAGGATAAGATTGTTTTCCCCAACGTAACAAAAAGAATTGTAATTCAAAACATGGCAGATGTAGATCTAAGGGTGCATTTTGCTACCACTGCATCGACATCTGTAAATTCAACTTCATGTTTTTTTACACTGCCAACCACAAAGGATAAGTTAGATATCGACGTAAAATGCACCGAAATTTATATTTCTAACCCAACCGGAAACAATGGAAAATATGAACTGTATGCCGAGCTTACAGGTATTTCTCCCGAGCAGATGTTTGCTCTAACTGGTTCGGGTATCACTGGTGCTACTTAAATAATCAGTTCCTTTAGTGGGTTAATATACTATTTACTTTGATATTTACCATTTTTAAGGGGTATTAATATGTCAAATTCCATGCTCGAACAGGCTATCATCGACGCTCAGGCGCTTCGAGAAGCAGCGATGAAGAACGCTGAGTCTGAAATCGTTGAAAAGTATTCAGATGAGGTCAAGCAAGCAGTATCAAGAATTTTAGAACAAGAAGATGATATGGATCTTGACCTGGGATTAGAGGACGATGAGCCAGAAGTTGACAACACTGCTATGGAACAAGTCCCAATGGCTCACGTTTCCGACAGCGATGAGGAAATTGTAGAGGTTGATCTGGACGACATCATCGCCGCCGCCCAGGATGATGAGGGCGAAGAATTTGAAATGGGAAGAGACGAGATAGCTGATGAAATTGGCATTGATTTAGACATGGAAGCGCCTGCTAATAGAGACGATGAAGAAGTTAGTCTAGATGAGGGCGAGCTTGTAGAGTTGTTTAAAGAGCTTTTGGTTCTTGATGTTTCTGAAACAGCCATTGAAGACTCCATGGAGGAATCCTCAGAGGATGAAATAGAGGCAGACGAAGAAGCTATAGTCCAAGATGATGATGTCGCCGCCGAGCCTGTCGAGGGCATGGATAAGGACGATATCGAAGACTATCGTAAAGAAAAAGAGGCTAACGAAAGCCTTAGAAAAGAAAATAAAGACTTAAGAAATCTTCTAGGTACTCTTAAAGAGAAGCTAGAGGAACTTCACACACAAAACGCAAGACTATTGTATACAAATCGTGTTTATGAAAACACCTCCCTGAATGAGCGGCAAAAGAATAAAATTGTCGAGATGGTTTCAGCGGCACGATCAGTTGATGAGGCAAAGGTAATTTTTGAGACCCTTCAAAAGACAATGGCGAGTATATCTGGAAAGAAAACTCCACAATCATTATCTGAAGCAGTAACGAAGAGATCCTCGGTTGTTCTTAGCAGTCGCAGAGAAGAACCAGTTTCGCAACAAAACCCGACCACTGATCGCTGGGCGATTTTGGCGGGATTAAAAAACAGATAAAAAGGAGATTATAAAATGTCTGTAATTGAAACCCTTACAGAGGGAATCAGACAACGCTCGCTCGCTAACGAAGGTGAAGCTCTTCTTGGTAAGTGGGAGCGCACAGGTCTTCTAGAGGGTCTCGACGATGTAAAACGTTCGAACATGGCCCGTCTTCTAGAAAACCAAGCCGCTCAACTTCTCAAAGAGCAAACAACCATGGCAGCAGGTGACGTTGAAGGATTCGCCTCAGTTGCATTCCCAATCGTTCGTCGTGTATTCGGCAACCTTTTGGCACAGGACCTTGTTTCGGTCCAACCGATGAGCCTCCCAAGTGGACTCATCTTCTTCATGGACTTTGTGTTCAGTCCCGATAGCGGCATGAGTGCTGCTAACGGTAACGACGCTCAAGTTCGTGGCACTAGCATTTCGGACACATCGCTTTATGGCGGTGGGGTTGTCGGTCGCCAGTTGACCGGCGGTATCGATCTTGCTGACCGTAACCAGCAGGCAAGCTTCTATGGTTTGAATAACGGTTATGCTAGCCCCACTGGTTCGGGAGACCTTGTTTTGCCTCTCGGAAGTGGTACTTATGGTGACACAAAATCGAAGCCAGGTGGAGAATTTTATGAAATTCTTCGTGGCGACCCCGATTTGGTTTCGGGATCCTCGACCTATGCAATCGGTCAGGCAGCGTTAGCTGACCTTGGTGTGAATTTTGATAATCTTCAGGCAATTGTTGTTTCTGGTACCGATGGTGCTGGTGAACTTGAGTCTGGTGGATATCATGCTACACGCTTGAACCAGTTGTCTGGAACAAGCACAACATCCGTGCTTTTGGTCGGTGTTTCTCGCCTCGGCGGACGCACATCCGTGCAGCTTTCCGAGTCCATGGGTGGTGAGCCCATTGCTGGAAACGGTGTTCCTGGGACAATAATTTACCCAATCACAGATCAGTTTGTGGCCTCTGGCGACCCCTTTGGAGCGCTTAAGGGTGCAAGCTCGACTCAAGGATGGGGACTTGAAACAGAAACAGCAATCCCAGAAATCGACATCAAGGTGGATAGCGTCGCCGTGACAGCAGTCACGAAGAAGCTGAAAGCTAAGTGGAGCCCCGAGCTAGCTCAGGATCTCAATGCTTATCACAACCTTGACGCCGAAGTTGAACTTACTAGTGTTCTTTCGGAACAAATTGCTCTTGAAATCGACCAAGAGATTCTTTCGGATCTCGTTTCCGGAGCTAAGGGTGCAACTCTTTACTGGAGTCGCCTGCCTGGTAAGTTTGTTAACCGTGAAGACGGAAGCATTCTTGGAAGCTCGCTCTTCCCAGACTTCACCGGAACGGTTAGTGAGTGGTACGAAACCCTTCTTGAGACAATCAATGAAGTGAGTGCTCGTATTCACCGTAAGACACTGCGTGGCGGTGCTAACTTCTTGGTCGTCTCGCCAGAAATGGCTAACATTCTTGAATTTACCAGCGGATTCCGTGCTGCGGCTGCTGTTGATGAAGAGGGTGGAAACTGGGGCGTGAAGCAAGTTGGCTCGATTAGCCGTAAGATGGACATCTATGTTGATCCTTACTTCCTCCGAAACGTCGTTTTGGTTGGACGCAAGGGGAATAGCTTCCTTGAGAGCGGCTACGTGTATGCTCCGTATGTTCCGCTGCAAGTCACGCCGACCATTTTTGGTACAGAGGACTTCGTGCCCCGTAAGGGAGTCATGACCCGCTATGCCAAGAAGATGGTTCGACCTGACATGTACGGTCTAGTTATTTGTGTTGACCTTGTGAACGCTCAAACTGATTAGTAATAGTTAAGTTTGAATAATAACTGAGGGAACCCCGTCCATGTGGCGGGGTTTTCTTTTATTATTTGTAAAACCAAAAACTACTTAGTAAAGCAAACCTACGAGGTAATTCTTTATGCCAACAAATTTACAGCCAACAAGCACCGTAAGCTCAGTTGTATTGCCATCAACCGGATCTCATACTGAAGTCGCAGATCTTTTAGCATATGGCATCTACAACACAACATCATCTTTTATTAGTGGTGCTGTGGATCAAGTAGCTTATACTTTTAATAAGCTTGGCGGAAACATATTAGATTTAGAGATATCGACAAGAAACGTTTATAACGCTTATGAAGAGGCGTGCTTGGAATATTCTTATATAATAAACACGCATCAAGCCAAAAATGTCTTATCTGACCTAATGGGTAATACCACTGGAACCTTCGATCAGGACGGGGAATTTGCATCGTTTGAAAAAGGTGTTGCAGTTAAGCCAAATTTAAAGTTCCCACGCTTTCAGTTAGGTTATGCCATGCATATTGGCAAAGGCGGCGCAGTCCATGCCGGTCTTGGTTCTACACAAAGAATATTTTCTGCTTCGATTACACCAATCAAGGATCAGCAAGAGTACGATTTACAAGCTTTAATTTTTAGTGCTTCTATAGACGGTACTGCTGACGGCGCAGCATTCTCTGGTTCTGTTGGAAAAAACAGAATTAATATTTCAAGAGTATATTATAAAACTCCTGCGGCATCTTGGCGCTTTTTTGGAGGTAACGCTATCCAGACTGTTGGCAATTTATCAACTTATGGAACTTACGCTGACGATAGCACATTTGAGCTTGTGCCAAGTTGGCAAAACAGACTTCAAGCGATAAACTACGAAGACGATCTTAGGGTTAGGGCATCACACTATTCTTATGAAATTAACGATAATCGATTAAAACTATTCCCAACCCCAGACGGTGAAAGCCCAGAAGCATTTTGGGTAGAATTTAGAACCGCTGAGGATGCTTACGATGAGGTTGAGGATAGGAAATACGGAGCGGATGGCGTAAACAACATGAACGCTTTACCATTCCCAAATGTGCCCTATGACAAGATAAACAGCATAGGTAAACAATGGATAAGAAGATATGCTCTGTCTTTAACAAAAGAAATACTAGGACAAGTGCGATCAAAACTTGGATCGATTCCTATCCCTGGTAATGACATAACTCTAAACGGACCTGCTCTGGTCAGCGAGGCAAAAGCCGAACAAGCAGAACTAAGGGAGGAGTTGAAAGCTGTTCTAGATGAATTGGTCTATGGCAAACTCGCCGAAGGTGACGCCGAACTTCAAAAGAATGTTGAATCAGTAATGGCTTCAATTCCTTATGGCATATATGTGGGATAATTAAATGGCTGCTAATAAATGGACCCAACCAACTCAGCCACCACCGCCGTTATTCGTAGGGCAGGCTGAAAGAGACTTTGTTAAGCAAATCAATGATGAAGTCATTGAAAAGGTTGTAGGACAACAAGTACTATACTTTCCAATTGACATGGAAAAATCAAATTATCATAGATTATACGGCGAAGCAATCAAAAAAACCTTTCTGCCGCCAGTAAGAGCTTATGCTCTTGTTGAGTATGCCGGTTCTACAAGAACTCAAACAGAGATTGGCTTTGATAGCGTCTATAACATCAACGTTCACTTTCATAAAAGAAGGTTAACAGCAGATCAAAACTTATTTGTTAGGTTGGGCGATTTTTTACAGTACGATCAGTTGTTTTTTGAGATTGTTGATGTTTTCGAGCCAAGATATCTTTTCGGTCAAGACAGTGATTTTGCTGACGGCATCTCGCTAGAGGTTACTGCCGTCGGAAGAGAAGCAAGGGACGGACTATTCAATGCCGGCTAGAACACAAACAAAAACTCAGTTATCTTCATCTTATCCATTGGCAGAATCTAACATAGAAAGTATAGATTTTGCCATGTTTGATTTTTTGAATGATGAGCTAAACATATTTTGCGATACCAACCAAGGTTCTGAGAAGGTGCCTGTTATATTTTCGACCCCAGAAAGAGCGTTCCAAGTTAAAAACGAGCAGACCCTAAGAAAAGACAACGGTCGCACCATTAACCTCCCATTGATAACTCTAAAAAGAACAGGGATGGTAAAAAACCCACAGAACAAAGGTAGGTATGGCGTGTATATACCTCCTTACTTTGATTATTATAACCGAGGCGGTTCGATCGAGATCGCTAGGACAATCCAGCAAGATAAAACAAAGAATTTTGCTAACTCAAATGCCATCAGAAAATCTTCTGGAAAAGATAACGCAAATAGGCAAACTTTTCCTGGAGAAAATAAAAATATAGTGTACGAATCTGTGTCAATACCGATGCCAAAGTTTGTTGAAGTGTCATATGAGATTAAATTGATCTCTGAGTACCAACAACAGATGAACCAGATGATGGAAGTCATGACTACTTTTACAGGGTCGCCTAGCGTTTTTAAGATTTTTAACGGCGGCAACCAGTATGAAGCGTTCATGGAGCAAAATTATAACATTAATAACAATTTCGAACTGGGAACTGACGAAAGAAGATTTGAAACCAGTATTACAACAATGGTTCTTGGGTATTTGATAGGTGCTGGCGATAACCAAAAAACTCCTAATGTTGTTATCAGAGAGTCTGCGGCAAAAATAAGAATACAAAGAGAAAGAACCATCGTTGGGGACATGCCGGAGTTTCGAAAAGACTCAAAAGACAAATACAGACCTTAAAATATAGAACTTTTCTTTACAGGGAGTTTCGCCCTTTCCTCTACTATTTATTAAGAGCAATGAAGTAGCTATATACACTAATTTGCTCCGTATTTTATTAGACACTACATCAAGGAGACCTTTTTGATGGCTGACGAAAGAAAGTTTAAGTTCATATCTCCCGGCGTTTTTATTGACGAGATCGATAATTCCCAATTGCCCGCTGAACCCGGTGTAATTGGACCTGTCGTCATAGGAACAGCCCCTCAAGGACCGGCTATGGTCCCAGTTACCGTTAATTCCTTTTCTGAACTGGTTGAAACCTTTGGTGAACCAAACGCAGGGCAACCCGCTGACGATGCGTGGAGAAACGGACAATTAAGCGCACCTTCGTATGGTCTCTATGCCGCTCAGGCATGGTTGAGAAACAATGCTCCTATAACCTATCTAAGGTTGATTGGTGAAGAGGACCCGGATGCAAACACGGCTGGTAAAGCTGGCTGGAAAGCTGGAACACTTGACGCTACCCCGTCCAATGGTGGTGCGTTTGCACTTGTAGCTTTCCCAAGTTCCTCGGTTGTTGCTGCTAATGCCCTCGCAGCGTTGCCGGCTTCGGGAGCAATTGCCGCTATTTTTTATGCTAATGAAGGGCGAGTTGTCCTTAGTGGTAACTTTGCTGGACCGACAGCCATCGCCTCTCGTCTCGGCACAGGAAGCCTTTCGACGCTTATAGAAACCGATGACAAGGGCAGGTTCCACCTAGCCTTTGCGCCAAACGGAACAGATGCGCTGTCCGACTACACAGCACACGTATCTCTTAATCCTGATGATAGAAACTTTATTAGAAAGGTTCTCAATACAAATCCGACAGTGGTAAACTCCAGTGTCACCACCCAGCAGACACGAACTGCAAATCAGGGCGGCGGCTACTGGCTGGGGGAATCTTTTGAAAGACAACTTAGGGCTGTTGGTTCTGCCTCAATGGGTGTTTTGAACAACAACATCTACGGACAAAGGCATCACCTAGCTTTGTTCCCCATGAGAAACCAAGCCTCGACAGACCAAGATCAAAACGATCACCAGTATGCTTCGCAAAAAGCATCAACAGGTTGGTTTATAGCTCAAAACCTAAATGATGGGGCTGATGCTACTTACCAGGCTCAAGGTCAACAAAAACTTTTTAGAATTGAGGCAAGAACTGGCGGACAGTCGTCTCAAAGACACATAAAAGTTAGTATTGAAAATATTAAGGCACCTGAGGGAGAATTTGAAAGGTATGGATCTTTCTCCGTAGTTATCAGAAGAATTAATGATACCGATGTGAACCAAAGAATCCTTGAAAGATACGATTCTTTGAATCTAAACCCGGCA